GGGCTAATTTTCATCGGATAAACGCGCCAATTAATGTACGTTTAATGGGATCAGAAAGCGAAACTCTTGCAATATATTCCTGTGCCGATCCCCTTCGATAAAAACGGGTCTGTTGACTGTAATCGCCCTTTTTGCCAATTGATGAAAAAAGCTGACTTCCCCAGGTTCTACCACCATCCCTGCTTTCCTCTAACATCACCTGTGGATCACTTCCCTGTCCTGAAGTCAGCCCAATACCTGATTCAAACTCTAAAAACAATTCTGAAATCGTAAACTGCTCACCGCCTTTGTGAATTGGTGGAAAAACAGATGTGGTCACCAGTGGATCGCCAGCATCGGTGTACGTGTCTAAATCTAATTCGTAAATCTTGCCGTTTTCAAAATCACCGACAAAATGCTTACCGTAGCAATAACAGTAACAATTGCCCTTGTGTCGACCCTCCTCACCTGATAACGGGTTTCTATACGCTCGTTTATGCCAGGCTCCCGTGGAGGCATCATAAACCCATGTTGCATTCCCTGTCGGGAAGGTCAGTACATAAAATTTATGGCCTTCTTCTGAATAGGTATACGCAAACGCATCTGAAACAACACTATATTGTTGTATGGCGTATTCAAGGGCCGGATCACTAATTTGTGTCGGCGTGTAACCAGCCATTTTATAAACCGCCAAATCATCACCCAACCAGTAAATGGTATTATCCATTTTGGCTGTTGAGTACTTAGCCGCGCAACCCCTTTCTATCTTGCCCTTACTTGAAAACGGGAAGTCTGTTACGCCGGAATGATATTTGATCTCAATGGACTTTTTACCAAATACAAACACATCAGCGTGATCCGGTAATACGGTCAATACATCGTCAGGATTGCCGTATGTGGTCCCGTACTCTAATGAATCATAGGCTGTCCCATCGAGTAGCCCTGATATAAACCAATCACCTGTCCCGTCTTTAGGAAACAGAAAATAACCATCAACCTGCTCTACGGTGGAGGCTGGAAGGTAATCAATGTCTGTTATTTGCGCCAGTCCATCAGCAGCAGAATACGTGTATCCCTCAGACGAGTTGACAATACATAATTGTGTGCCGTTGTCTGCCATTGATACGCGCTGACTGCCGCTTACACTGCCTATTAATGTCTCAACACCGGCTGAGTTAATGCTGTAGAGATTGCCGCCAGAAACAGCGTACATAACGCCATTCATAACGTGCAAACCATGCACTGGACCACTAGGCAGTGTTACCAGTGGTTTTAACCCTGGTGTGCTGTGTAATATAATTTTACTCTTACTGTCACCGGACATTATTTCAGGGTAAAAGTTAATTAAGCTCTGTGCAGATGCTGGCAGGGACCGGTTTTTATAATGCCTGTTACCTAATGGGATCGGGATCATGAGTCGTTAACTATATTGTAGGAAGTGTTGTAACGTTGTTTTAACGCCCGGTCGAAATCGGCAGTTTCAATCGTTGAATATTTAGCAAATATCGAGCGCCTTAATTCCATTGCCCTGCTTGATAGCACAGGGTTAATCGGTTGATTCGGGAAAAACTCGGGCCAGATATCAACTGCGAGGTTGTATCTGACTGCTCTTAAATCACCACCGTCCACCGAGAAGGTATCCATTACATCCAATGTACCTGGATCAATAGGAATGCCATCGTCCATCCACTGAGCCAATAGATCGTTTAACGCATCCAGTGTGTCATCAGAATCATTGTGTGTTGCACTTTCACCCGCAGGCAAATATGTGATCAAACGTAACGTTCTGTTGATTAATTCCTGTACAGTTGCCATTATTTCGCCTTGTAATATCGGTTCATCATTGATTTGCAGCCCTTTTCAATCCTTCGTGCTTGACCTTTAGTTAAAACATCTTTCCAACCACCAGTCTTACCCTTGCCAAAGAATTTATCTTTCGCATTAGGGCTGGACTCTCTAAAACCGTTGGCTTTCTCTTGTTTGCGTAATCGACTAATGTCAACCGTTTTTATCGCTTTCTTCACTCTTTCTGGATCAGGCTCAATGCCTGAATGCTCAAGAATGTGAGTAAACCATTTAACCGGATCATTTTTTAGATCTTCAAACCTGACTACCATGACGTTATGAGAATCAGCATTGCAATAACTGGCTGCATTTCTAGGCCAAGAACTGATAAAGTCCGTCATCTTGGAGCCGCGTTTATCTTCTAACACACGGTATTTGTCTAAAAACCAGTCAATGCCTTGATCTAAATCAGCGCCCATGTGTTTTGAGAAAGAAACTACGACATCCCTGGGATCACGAATTAAATAGACCGTGGCCTTTGTTAAACTACTCGGAAGTGCTTCAACGCCATTGGCGAGCATGTGAGCGTTGTGCGTTTTAACAAATAACGGCACACCGTGGATCTTATTGGCCTCATACTGCCTGACCAGTCTCAATAACGCTGTAGGGCGTGTTAATGCCTGTATATCAACGGGATATTCAACAGGATTGGAGCCGTCACCAACCAAATGCCTGGCGGCTAAATCATCAGGGATAGATATCACTAAATCGTTAATATCCACCTCACCTAATACATACGCCTCTAAAAAGCATCGTACCCAAGTATTACCACTTTTTGGGTAACTCGCTAACCAGACGATTTGGTTGTAATCCATTATGATCCTGTCACAGTTATGCCACCGTCTGCATTTGCCTGTCCATTAACAAACCAGCTTGAGCCATCCGAGATCATTTCTACATAATCACCCACAACTGCTACACCGTCTGCAAACGTGATCGTGTCCCCGTTGTTGTCATACGGGCCATCATCACTGGTATCTACTTCGCTTTCATTAATGCCGCCAATCAGAATATTACCTGAGCCATTGGTCACAACGGTATAACTGGCTGCTGCTGGTGCTGCTGCAACAATAAACTTAAAATAACACCCCGCCTGTGGCAGTGGTAATGTGCTGGCAAACTCGGTCGCTGAATTAAGAAAGAATGTTTTTCCGCATTCACTGTAGGCAATCGCATTGGTTGCTGTAACCACTTCATAGTCACGCATCATGGAAATCATCTCGCTTTTAGAAATGTTTTTCTTATGCCATACGCTTACGCCTAAAAGCTCCATATCGTCTTCTAACGTGGCTGCGCTAACAGCACCCGTAATGGTTAATAAAGCGAATATAAGTAATTTTTTCATGTTAATTCCTTAAAAGAAAAGGGGCCGAAGCCCCTTAATTACTACTATGTGTGAAGTACACGACAAGCTAACTGAGGTCGTAAAACCTTATAGCCGTACAAAACGTCAAGACGCGTTAAAAAACGGTCCTTAACAATGTCGTAATCTCTCACAATTCGCATACTGATGCCGTCATAAACTTGCCGTGAAGCAAAGTCACTCCCTGAAGGCATAACCAGATCAGCACTGGCAAAACACGCAAATCCTTTCTGGAATAACAACGACTGCTTGTTTGCAGTAGAAGCCGCACCATTAAAGGTTAGTTTTGCATCGTTTGCTGCGCCCGCATCACAGTTTTGGTATGGACCTGATGCGATAATTGCCGGACTAATGGAAATAGTCCCCGCACCATCAAAATCAGCCAGCACTGTAAACTGCTGTGCAATACCCGTGGAAACTTTCGTTTCAGGGTGGACCCGGTTAACACTGGCAATAGTAAATGTATCACCCTCTTTTACCGTCTTAGTGCCTGTATCAACAATCAGTGACATACTGATAGGATTGGTTGCTGCACCCACCTGTGCTGTTGCGGAATTACAGAGATATGCACTTCCTGCTGCTTCTGCACCAGTGGTATGACTTGGCATTAACGTGTTTTCATAAAAGTCAAAACCAGCCGTCCGACCCATCATACCTTCACGATACTGCTTGGATATCGCTTTTGGATCGTTTTGCAGACCTTTTAAAGCGTCAAGCAAATCAACATTAGCCTGGGTATCAAGTAATGCTGTTCTGTCATTAATAGGCGCAAGGTTATCAACTAACTGTTTACGACCGCCCATAATTTCAGCCCATTCTACCTTTGTTCCGGCCTGGACGTTGTTATATACCTCATCAACCATATTCAGCGCATCAGATTCAATTTTAGCCGCAAGAACTGCCATAGCAGGTTCAACGTGACGTTTAGAGAAATCATCAATCTTCATGGTGAGTTCGTTAGAAGTAAAGCGCATTGGTACGTGTTTCTGACTGTTTACTGTCAGTGTAACGCTGTTTTCAGTTGAGTCTGCACCTGTGCCTGTTGCCATAGTTGCACCGTCACCAGTGGTATACTGGATAGGTTGTCTGACTCGTAGTGTGTTACCGATTTTCGCACCGTCATTAGCAAATGAATCATCATATTCATGTACTATGTTTGGTACAAAGTTTAATTTCTGATGTAATACCCGCAAAGATTCGCGGGTAATGTCATCAGGTGTTAATAGCGTATTAGCCATGATTTCACCTCAATTGTGAATTATTGCGCCATTCCATCCATTCTTCTGTATTCATTTTAGATGGATCTTTTCCGATCACTTCTTTTGAACCGACAGTGGACGGTGGTTCTGGCGCATTGGATATTGTTTTTGGCTGGGGAATAGAAACTCTAACCTCCAGCCTTCCTATTTCACGCGCTGCATCTCGATCTGATAATCTTGCGATACGTTGGGCATCTTCCGGGTGTTGTCCAAGATAGTAAGCAATGTCGCTGCCTTGCTCTGAGGTCATCACTAAATCAGTCATGGCTTCGGAATAAGGGATGTTCGGGTTAAACGCAACTTCATCAAAATCGTTGTATTTAACTCTTGCATCAGTCAGGTGTTGTTGGAACTCCTGAGCGTGTTGTGCTGCTGCTTGCTGAGCTTGCTCGGCTTCACGCTGTTGATCCTTAACCTGCTGTTTCTGCTCTATCTGGTGTGTGGTTTTAGCAATAATATAATCATCATAATCATCATATTGCTCCAACCTCGGTTCGCCCGTATCGGGAACAATTGCGGGTTCTGGCTCTTTCGGCTGGCTTTGCATTGCCATTTGCCGCCAGTAATCCCTGTCTCGTTCGGTTTCACGGTAGTTGCGCGTTAGTTCGTCAATTCTTTTTTGAACACCTTTTTTTCTCTGGGGTTCGGCAGTAGTATCATCACTGATTGAGGTGGTTGCATCCTCTATCTCAACCTGATCGGATTCCTGGTTATCCGGTGTTTCTACAGGATCAACAACAGGTTCTTCTGTTGCTTCAATTGCTTATTTCATCATTTGCTCCATTAAAGGATATTGCCCGAAGGCGCGACATAAAGTGATGCCGGACACTTGCCTGTTTATTCAGGCGTAAAAAAACCGCAATTAAGCGGCCTCTTAGTAAATCGTTAGCAGTTAGTAATCTAACCGTTGTCTAAGTTTATTCTTGTCTTGATTAACCGCTTTATCGAGTTTGTTTTCAAATAAAGGGTTGCCAAATACGTAGTTATTCTTTAGATAATCTTTAACCCAATGAACACCATGCCCCACATCTGAGCCAAACTGCACCGCACCTAACAAGGGGTTAAACCCTGCAATTAGGTTAATCCAGTCAGCATTGTCATACGCTCTGTTTTTATCAAAACCTAAGTTAATTAAAGCGTCTGATACTAAGTCGTTAGAGGACTCATAAAACGTGGGTGTTTCTGGTATAACCTGGTTTTCTCTTGGCACTAATTGTGCTGTGTTGGTTAATGTACCTGCTAGTGCTGCTGCGCCTAACCCCCCTTTTACACCTCTTAAAATTAATTCTTTTTCAGGAACATCGAGCGTTGACCATGGCGGTGCTAACCTTCTAATGTTCATGTCCATTGGTAGCCTT